AATCTTCTGATTTACCCCGCGACTGGCGAGGGCTTCTTTGATTGCTCGTTCTCTTTGCGCTTTATTTAAAGATTCAAAGTTAGCTTTAAGATCTGCCAACTCTTTATCTTTTGCTTTATTAGCTTTGCGTAGTTGTTTAACGAGATCATTGCTTAATGACTCAACACTTGTGTCGGTCTCGTCATCATCCTCGTAGTCATAGTTGGACATAGTCCATCTCCCATTCGTTGTAGTTGTCGTAGACCTCATACAGTGTGGGGATTTCTGTATGGCTTCTACTCCTGGTTTTGTTATCTCTCCATCAGACCAGTAGTCCTGATGGCAGGTCTAGTTAGTAAGAGCCAGCTCTATTTTGGCTCAGTGCTCCGCTTGTGACTCCAGTTTGTCCACCAAAGGTGGCTTTCTCCAACCCAATAACTTTCTTACGTTTTTGTTGGGCTTCTGTTTGTCCTGGTAAATTAAATATTTCTTCTTCAGCTACCGCTTGATTGTAATCTGGTTGTTGATAAATAGATGCTAGTTGTCTACCTCGTTCAAGACCGCCACCAATAGCGCTATAACCTGCTCTAGCAGTTTCAGCAGTTACACCATAGCGGCGTAAATACTCTGCATCAGTTAGGCTAGTTTTTAATCCAGCAGATAGTGCAGCTCCACCTATTTCAGCAGCAGTTACCTTACGCTTAATTTCCGTTAATCCCTTTTCTGGGTCAAGAGTATAAGCAAGAATATCACCATTATTAATATCAGGATAGAACTGTCTTAATGCAGTAGTTACCTCTGGTGCTGCATCTAGAACTCTCTTCTGTGCAGTAACAATACGATCTTCTAACTCAAGTGCTGATACATCATTAGCAATTAATTTATTAAAACCTGCCTGTGTGCCTAGACTATCTTTAGTGTAATAAGATGCAGGTAATCCATAGTTACGCATAATGCTTTGATACCCATCTTCTAATGCTAGATACTCCGCAGGACTTAATGATGTTAGACCCTTTTTAATACGGTCAGCATTAGCTATAAATCTTTTTTGATAGGCATCAGTATTGCGTAATGCAATCTGGAACTCAGGCCCAGATAGACCTTGTTTAATTAAATCTTGTAATGGAGTTACTAATGCTTCAAGACCATATCTACTAAACTCTGATAATAGTAAAGCATAAGCTGATCTTGCTGCGCCTTGTGCTTCAAGAGAAGCACCACCTACCCCTGCACTCCCTGAAGCGCCGCCGGCACCACCTCCAGTTGTGTCGCCAGTACCATACAAGCCAGTTTTTTCAATTTGTTTAGTTGCTTCTTCAATTGACAAACCAGTTTTTATAAGTGCATCAATTTCATTTTGTCGCATAATACGTAATTGATTTTGACTAACATTTCCACCACTGCGAGATAAAGCATATTGATCTTGATTTAAACGGTAAGCGCCAGTAACATCTCCAAAATAAGGAGTCATCTGTGCTTGACCAGGTTTTGCTACACCAACAGATTGAAATCCACCTCTATCTGGAGCAAGTGAAACGTCAAACTTATACATACCACCTTCTTTGGTGATACCTTTTGTACTATCAAAACCAAGGGCTTTAGCCTCAGATAACGTTACTTTTTCGGCCATTATGCTTCTCGCACTCCTTGTCCTAACATTCCAAAGTCTTTAAGTGTATCGTTTATCATATCAGTAGTAACAGCAAATCCTTCTGGAGAACTATCCCACCAGGCTTTAGATCTTTTCTTTACTTCAAATTGTTGATAATCAGCAAATCCTTTATCAGTAGTAGCCATACCAATTACTTCATTTAAATCAACGCGACTAACAGGTATGCCTCTTGCTTTTGCAATATTACTTATATAAGTAGAAAAGGTTGTAGTTAAATCTTCATCAGGTGCAATTTGATTTCTTACTGCTTCTGGTAATATTCTTCTAGCATTGGCTCTAATTTTATTTTTAAAGTCATCTATAGATTTACCATTGTTTATGGCTTCTAGCCATCCAGGTAATTCTATAGAAAAATCTCTTTCAAGATTATAACCATTAGCTATAGCGGTAGATGCAAGATCTATTTTGCTTTTCTCAGACTTTGCTGCCTGACTTTGTTTATAGGCAGGTAATTCTTTAACTTTATTTTCTAAAAATGTTCTAGAATCAAGACCTGATTCCTGGACAAGAACTCTTCTACCATTAATCATTTTGTAACTACCTTTAGAAATACTAGATAGTTTCTTTTGTTCAGCCTGTAATTGTTTATAAAGAGTATCTATCTCAGATTTTGAGGCTTCTCTTCCAAGATTAAGAGATGTGAATATACTATCAATTACACCTTCTGCGGTACTTCTATTATAAATTTCTTGTTGACCAAAAGGTTTGTAGCGTTCATCGTCACCAGCACCAGCAGCTTTAATTTGAAGGGCTATAGTTGTTTGTTCTGCTAGAAAATCATCAACAGTTTTTATTTCATCTGGAAACTCTTTATTTTTAGACTTTGCTCCTTGTATAAGACTATTATAAGCACCAAGTAATTGATCATTATATGCTTTGATCTTAGGTACTTCATAGCCAGCAGTTGCTAATTGAGTTGCTAGAATTAAACGATCATCATCTGACATACTTCGCAAAAAAGTTTTAGAAGACTTTTTTAAACTATCAAAATCATCTACTACTTTAGTCTGGTTAGTATTAGGATCTCCAGAAATAATGCCACCAACAGGTGGAATTTTACCTGAGAGTATATCAGCTTGACGTTGTTTATCTGCATCAAATTTAGATAACTTTTTTTCAGGTTCTTTAAAATTATCTAGAAGTTGTTGTGCTTTATCGCGTTCTCTAACAGCCGCTTCAAATGCAATATTTGCTAACGCATATGCCTTGGGATCTGATTCAATTATAGGTATACCATTTATACGGCTATTTAATTTATCCTGAGCATTGATAACTCTAATTTTAGAGTTTGCTAAATCATTCTTTAGCTTTGCCTTGCCCTTCAGTTCCTTATATCCCAATTTAGTTTCCTAACAATTAGTTGAATAGTGGAGCGAACAATAGATTATATGCTGCTAATGCGTTTGGATCTGATTCAGCCAACATCTCTAAAGATAACTTAGCGTTTGATCTTAGCTGTTCTTTATAGTCTTGCTTGTTACCAAAGGCTATACTTGTGTTAAAGTCTCTTTGGTTTACATAATCATCATATGTTGACACCATTTCATCAAGTATAGAAATCAATTTAGGTTGAGTTTTAACACTTGGATCTTTTAGCATATTGCGTAGATCATCTAGTGCTCTTACTCTTTGAACTGATTTCTCACCATATTGACCTAGTCGTTCTTGTAATAAAGGTCTTACGCCTTTAAATTGATCTGACCAGTTCTGCCATTCATCTCTAAGTTGACTTTTAAGACTGCTGCTATTTGTAAAAGACATCTGCTCTTCAAATTCATCTCGTTTAGCAAAGTATTCTTGAAGGTCTTTAGCAGCGCTAGCCTCTACAACAAAGTCAGTTATTGTTTTCTTTGTTTTTAAACCAGACTTAAATAGCAGTTTATAGGAATCAAAATCAAACTTACCAACGTTAGGTATTAAAAATGATGCTGCTTCCGGATATCTAGATAATAACTCCTGATTAGAATCAATCCAATCCTTAGCACCATCTACTGCTCTAACATTAGCTACTACAGCAGAGTCTGACTCTGAGATAGTGTATGGCATTTGATCTGGATAGTACTTAATCCACTGTTCAATTGCTTTCTCAAAGTCACCATATCTATTTATTAGATCATTAAATGTTTGCTTATAGTTTACTTGACCATTATCTCGTACCCATTTAGCCATATCAGCCTTTAGGGTTACTTGTGGTGAAGCTGGCAATATAAATCCTAGCAAGGCTCTCATACTCATTACAGTTAATGTGCTTGCTTCTATCTTATCTTTGTAATTGTTTAAATCCATTGGGGAAGGTGCTACTTCTTCACCGGTTACTGGATCAATAGTTATTTTTAACCCGTGACCTGTAGCCTCAAGATAGGTAACTGCCTTGCGATAAGCAGAAGCGTACTGAGAGTTACGCTCATCTGTACTTAAAGCTCCAAATATACGATTAACGTGTGCTGGTAATATAGCGGCAATCATTGGTTGATCTTCGCCGTATGCTCCTAATAGGTATTGTTCTAAATCTTTAACCTGTGGAACCATATTGCCAACCATCTTCAATGGAACCGCAGCTAATGGTCCAGCAAATGTAGGGAACAATGAGTCTGGATTTAAAGAAGGTGTAATCATCTTTATCTTTGCACTGAACTCAACTGGCATTGGAATCTGGAAGTTTTCTTTAATGCCAAATAACTTACCTACATTGTTCATTGCTTCATAAACTGGAGTTAAACCAGGATAGAAAAAGTATTGCTCTCCATTATCATCTGTTTGAACAAAGCCAGAATGACTAATTCCTTCATAAGTTAAACTTGCTCTTACAATTGACTCTGGATTATATTTAACTGCACGACCTATACGGCGATAGAAATCTTCAGTTGCTCTATAGAATCTTGCAAAGTTACGAGCAGACATAGCCAACTGGCTACGAACAGCAGGATTATCTACATAAGAAAGAACTCTATTCTTAGCCATATCTTCTGCAATAGAAGTTATGTGTTCTCTTGCTTTAATCTCTGCTTTAATTAAATCATCACCAGTTTTACCAGCAGTTAGTTGTTTAATTATTCTATCAGCAAATCCTGTTTCATCCATTTGTCCACGAACATCTAACATAGCATCTAGTACGATACCTTCTCTAGAAAATCTAGCGTTAGCTTCGCCCATATAATCCCAAGATTTCTCAAATACAGATGCAGTCATACTTTTACCGTCAGAGACTGGAACTAAAGTAGGACCAGATATCCATCTTGGGTGCATTTCTTTTTGTGTTCTTGCTGGAAGATCATCTATTGATAGATTTTTACTAGATAAAGTTACCTTACCCTCAGCATTTACCTTACGAACCTTGTTCCAAAGATCTTTATTTAATGTTCCATCTGCCTTAGAAAAAGTATTTAATACATCTAGATAAGTACGTTCAGCGTGTTGAGCAGTAGTTACTATACCTGATGACATAGATTGAAAACGACCCTTTAATCCAGGGTTTTCATCTAGATACTTTATAAGATTGGCAATAGCCAATTCTTTATTATCAAGATTGTTCATAAGAATAGAATCAATCTCATCGTTTGTATGCAATGCAATCTTTACAAGCCAAGATAGGCGTGATTGATCATTAGCAACAGGATCTATATTAGTATATGAACTACCTGATTGCTTAAACTTCACACCATCATATTCAAGGGCGCGAAGAGTGCCATATTTTCTGGCATCATTACTAGCCTGAATAGAGTAACTACCACCGCGAAGGGTGTTCTTACCACCTTCTACAACTTCATCAAGCATATCTTGAGTTCTGCCATACTGGGCAAACTCTGCTAGATATGCCTTATCTCTTTTAGATAAAGCGCGAGAAGATAATTTACCAGTCATAATTGCTTCAGCAGTTATTTGGCGTACCTTATCTATATCATCACCGGCAGCAGCTAAACGAATTTGAAATTCTTTTATTTGACCACGACCAACTAAACGATTTATAAATCCAAGATTAGATTCATAAAATTTTATTTTCTTACCTTCAAGACCTCTAAGATCTTCAGTCTTTGATTTAATAAGATCTTGGTTAATTTTAACTTGACTTGCTTTGGCTGGATTCTTCACAAGTTCATCTGTTTCAGATACAAGGTCTGCTATTTCTTGACCAAGTTTTTTCTGCTCAGTAGTAAGACCAGCTTCTGCTTCTTTAACTTGACGTAATTTAGTTGATACAAAACGGCCTTTTGTAATGCCCCAACTTTTTTGACCTACTGCAATATTTAATAGTAGATCTTCTGCTGCGTTACGAACTGGGAATTTAGGTCCAGCAAGTGTACCTAGAACCCAACCAGATGTTAGATCATCTGCCCATTTTTTATGAGAAATACCAAGCATACGATTTATAATTCCAGAACGAGCAGATAAACGATCAAGGTCTAATATAGAAGGAACAGCTATTGCACTAGATAGTTGATACCCGTGCAGAGCTAACTGTTGACCATTAAAGTCAGCAGGGTTAATTTCTTCTCTAACAATATTACCAAGATCATCTAGTAATGGTTTTCCATCAGCACCTATTTTATCAACAAGTATATTGGCACCATAACTATAATCTAATGCTGTACCGCTAAATTGATCTACCCAGTTTTTACCTTCACTAGTTTTAGTTACTTGGCGAGTTTCAGCAATAGTATTCCAAAGACCTGTAAAGATTTGTTTCTTTTGGCCTTCGTCTCCAGCAGCAAATGCTTCTTGGATTACTCTTGAATGATAGCGAGTATTTGTTAATGTAGCTAGTTGATAAATCTTCTCAGGTGCATCAGAAGTTGTTACATCAAAAAAGCCATTTTTAAAATAAGGAATAGTTGTAAACTTACGCATAAAGCGATCAATGCGACCACTGATTTGATTCTCAGTAAATCTAATAGAGCCATCTTTAATCTTACCTCTACTGCGACCTACTCCTGCTTCCATTTTAGCAATTTCTGCGCTTTTAAGTCCAAGAGTAGATACAACATCTTGTGCTTCATCTCCAGTATAGAGTGCTCTAACAATTGCTTGACCAGCTTTATCTATATTAATTATTTTATTACCTGTAGTGAATATAGCAACTCTTGCCCTACGAGCAGCATTTAAGGTTGGAACTAATGGAGTTCTACGACCTGCTTGACCAGATAAAATAGATTTTATATCAGCGTGGTTTTTTAAAAAATTTGCCGCAGTAGTTGCATCCTTAACACCAGCAGCAATAAGTTCATCTATGCCGGCAGGACCAAACTCAGGTATTAAACGTCTTGCTTCTTTATAAGCCTCAGCGCCAGCTATAGGATCCTTAATCTTAGACTTACGAGCAGTATTTAATTTTTCTAAAGCAGCGCCGTATTTATCAAATAAATTTCTAGTTCCTTGGTTACTAAATACTCTATCAACTTGAGCAGCGTTACCTGCGGTAGCCATTAGATTTCTACCATAACTAAATTTTTCTTTACCTAGTATATTGTAAAGTAAAAAATCTCCAGCATCGTAGGCTTTCTTAGCCTTACCTAATATTAAAAATGGATCAGTGAATATTCTATAACCAGCATCCACTACACCAGAGATACCTTTATATAAAACAGTTTTTTCTAAAAATTCTGGAAGAATAAGATTTGCTACAGCCCTACCTGGAGAGTATTTTGCTCTTTGTGCAGCATCTAATGCACCCATAAAATAATTATCTTTATCTTTTTTCTGAGCAGCAGTTGAAGCAATTAATTTTTCTGCATCTGAACCTGTTGCTTGAATCTCACTTAGACTCATACCGCCAGCAACTTTCATTGCGACAGACATTGTATCTTCATCGTATATTTTAGTAGCTGCATCAATACGACTTGGGTCAAATACTTTATCGCCTTTATCATTTGCTATTTTAAATGCAGTGCTTAGGTCAACACCTTGATCTGCTGCTATTAATCCAGTACGAGCAAGGCGAGTTGAAAAGTCTGATACTTCATTTATTGCGCTAAAAGCACGACCAATAGTTTGTTTAAAACCTATACCTAAATAATGAGCTGCGCTGCCTAAAACTTCAGCAGGGCCACCATCACCGAAGAAAGAAACGTGAGCTTTCTGTTGAGTTTCCGGCAACGCTTCAAACGATGCTTTTGCTTGATTTTCTGGTAAAGAAATAAGTTTACGATGAGAATCTAATAATTTAGATAGTCCATCAATTTGTTCTTTCTTCTTCCCAGTAATACCTGCCTGTAAAACGGCGGCATCAAGATTTGGGTTTGCCACTACATACCTCGTGCTTTAGCTTGCTGGTAAAGAATATTAATTTCACCAGTACTATCGTAAGGTAATAGTTCTGCTAAAGAATCTGAAACTTTATTGTTTGCAAACTGTGACTGCATCATTAATGCTGATGATCCAGGACCATCTCCTACATCAACACCGGCAGTAGCGGCCTCATCTTTACGTTGAGTATCTGCAAATAATGGGGTTAAAGTTTCTCTAGGTCTTCCACCCACATCATCTGCTATACCGCGAGTGGTTGACTTTGGTGCTGCTGTATTAATTGCAGCAGTGTCATCTGAATAAAATGCAGAACCTATTTTTAATTGATCTGTTCTTGTTGATTTATCTCCTGGACCTGATGGACCAGCTAGTGGATTCATTATTGACATACTAGTCCTCCTTTAAAGTCTCTAAGTCTTGCGAAAATTGTTGCCAAACTTTTTCTTCTTGGCTCTTCTGAGTTGAATTGTAGATAGCTAATTGGTGCAGATCATCTGCAAGTGCTTCTACTACTGATACTAAATTTAAAAAAAATCCTGATACTATTACTAGATAATCAGACAAGCGCACTGGGCGATTTAAATTATTATCGTTATTCACCCAGTACCCCTGTCTGTAAAATAATTACGCCTTTGTTCCTTTGCGACCTGCTGGTGTGTAGCCGAACTTAACTTCTCCACCTGCTGGCTTGGCTGTATCCATCTTGCCCTGTACAGGCTTGACCTCTACAGACTTTTGAAATGTTCCTTTTTTCATTTTCACCTCCTTCTATTATGCTGCTCCGCCAATGGAGGCGAGTAGTTGTGCGATGTCAGGTCTTGGTCCAGCAGTAGGGGCCTCTCCGCTTTGTTGTTGTTCAGTTGGCTGCGAGGCAGGAACGGGGGCCGTTCCTACTGCTGGAATAGCAGGTTGCTCACCAGTTGGCATACTCATAGCGGGTGCTGCTGGTTGTGGCTCTGGTGCAAATGCTTTTTCTATAATAGTTTCTAACTGGAAACCTTTTTGTCTACCCTGGATTACTTCAGCAATTCTTGTAATGACTTGAGATGGGTCTTGACCTTGGGCAGCAAGCGCGGGAATAGCTTGTGCATACTGAGCAACAGCAACGCGAAGAGAATCACGCATTTCTTCAATGTCAACTCTTTGCTCTTCTTGTGTAACATTTAACTCCATTGGTATTTCTCGGCGGACATAATCTCTTGATACTAACTTATCGCTACGCATTTGTAGTAATGCAATGATGGCGCGGTTAGGATCCATACCAGACATAATGCCGTAACGTACATCTACTCCATACTCGCCTTTAATATCACGAGATGGTGTGTACTTCATTGTATAAGGTGTACCGTCATCGGTTCCCTTGATAGTCTTAGTCATATTACCAAAGACAACCTCATCTACTTCAAAACAAAGTGAGGTTAACTCTTGGAATAATCTAGCAAACTGCGCTTGTGCTGCTTTAACTTGTGTATCAAAGCCAGCTTGTAATGCTTGAACTCCGCGACCTGTAACAACAGAGGCATCAATATTACCTGAACGAGATTCAGGGTAGCGAGAACCTAATCTTAA